TTCTTTTTTTAATTTTGAAAATACACTTAAAGATAAAAAATTTACATTAGACCTTGGTTTTGCAAATTCAAAAGCAAGATTAAGAATGATGACTTTATATCAAATTGCTGCAAGTACAACAGGTTTAGTGGTTGGAACTGGAAATAAAGTTGAAGACTTTGGAGTTGGATTTTACACAAAGTATGGCGATGGTGGAGTTGATATTTCACCTATAGCGGATTGTAATAAAAGTCAAGTATGGGCTATGGGTAAAGAATTAGGGATTTTAGAAGAAATTCAAATGGCTGAACCAACAGATGGTTTATGGTCAGATGGTAGAACAGATACAGATCAATTAGGAATGAGTTATAAAGAAATAGAACATTTGATGACTAGGCCAGATGAGCCTGGTTATGAAAAATATCTTGCAATAAGAAAGAAGAATTTACATAAGATGAAACCAATACCTGTATGTAAATTTGATGGAAAAGACACTCTGGACACAGATCAGAAAAAAACTCAATAATTTTTTTATTCAAAGAATAGAAACTCAAATAGAAAGAGGTATACCAGATGTACACTACGTTACTTATGGTGGACATACTGGTTGGATTGAAGGAAAATATGTTAAAACTCCTAAAAGAAGAAAAACAAAAATTAAAATTGGTCTTACTATTGAACAAATAGCATGGCATAAATCATATGAGTTTTATGGTGGAAAAGTATTTATACTTGTTAAAAAAGATAGAGATGTTTATTTATTTCACAGTAAAGATGGAGAAGCTCTAGCAAAAGGGGTATCAATAGAAGATTTTAATAAATATAGTATAACTAAAGATTGGAACAATATAGAGAATTTTTTGTCGAATAACTAATTATAAAAATATATTATTTTAATTAGCAAGTAATTATCGCAGGGCGTTAAGCCGTGGGTCTACAGAGACAGATAATTACTTGCCTAACAAGAAAGGAGAAATATGACTGAAGAAGTAAAAGAAAGCATACTGAAACGTATTCAAAAGCTTTTGAAAATGTCAGAAGATAAAGGTGCTTCTGAGAACGAAGCAATGCTTGCTGCTAAAAAAGCTCAAGAATTACTTTCAGAACATAATCTATCTCGTTCTGATATTAAAGACGATAGTCAAGTTGAAAATATCGAGAGAGAAACATTTGATGCTGAAAGAGAAAACTGGCAAGGTTGGATACAATCAGCCACTGCTAAATTATATTTCTGTCAATACTTTTCTAAGACAGGTTTTGATAGTAATTATAAAAGAATAAATCAAGCAGTGTTTGTTGGTAGAAAATCTAATCGAATAGTTGCAAAATCAATGTGCGATTATTTTATAAATACAGTAAAACGGTTAGCTGATAAAGAGTTTGAGTCAGTCCCGGGAAGCAAGTCTGCTATTAATAAAATGAAACGAGCATTTATACTTGGTTGTGCCACTCGTTTACAGAAGCGTATAAATGAAAGATTCAATGAGATAGCTCCACCATATGAAGGTATACAAAACCCAGATAGTTTACCTATGCTTTATCAGAATGAGCAAAAAGCTATTACTGATTGGCTTAGAAATCAAGGTGTAAGAGTTGTTCAGAAAAAATCTTCATTTAATGTAAGAGATAGAGAGGCTTATTCTAGAGGTAAGCAAAAAGGTAATGGAATAGGGCTTGATACGCAAGTTAATAATCAAACTAGAAGTAGAATGTTAGGTCGATAATGTTATAATAGGGCCTTTAATTAGGCCCTATGAAACTTACGGAAATAAAATACAAAGATAAAGTCATCAAAGTATTCTTTGAAAAAATCGAAGATTACGCATATTATCAATATAATCATAACAAATTAGTAATTCGTAAAGGATTAACTAAAAGAATTTTAGGTAAAACTTTATTTCATGAAATTTTTCATATTATTATGGCTTGTAATAATTTCAGCGTTGCGCCTCATGGTGAAGAAAAAGTCGCAGAACTTTGTGAAGAATATTATAACATATTAAAACAAAATAAAGTTCTTCGTAATTTGTTAATAAGATGTATACTGGTCGAATGACAAAATTTATTTTAGTTATTTGGTTATGTTCTGCAGTTACCACTAAATGTTATGATTCATTACCTAAACCTTTAGAATATGATAATTACTGGTCTTGTATGAGAGATGGTTATGGTAAATCATTTGAACTATTATTTGGAAATACAAAAAAACAAGATGTAGAAAAATATAGATTTTATACAAGATGGATGTGTAAAGAATTAAATGTCAAAGTTATTTAAAGAACAGCAAGAACATGATATAATTCAAGAATTATATGCTGCACCAGTAAAAGATTATTTTGTTACTTTTAAATATCACAGTATTGAAGATTCATCTAAAATTCAAACATTAGAATTTAAACAAATAGATAGTGAGCCATTTTTTCCAAGAATAAATAGATTTTATGAATTTTGTAATAAAAGAATGAAAGATAAATTTATTTTTATAGATTATGAAGTTAAAGATTGTTTTACACCTGGTCCTAGATATAATACAGATATAGAGAATGAGTTTAAAATCCACTAAATAATTGTGACGTAGAGCCGGTTTATTCAGCAGGTTTTAAGTAAATGCGTATAAAGTATCAGGGCTAATTTATTGTATAAATTGATTACTTTAAAAGTAAATAATTTATAATAATTATAGAAAGGAATATTATGAACATTGATAAAGAAAAGAAAATATCAGCACATGATATGTCTGACGAAGAAGTTGCTAAGTCGGTCGACTTAGAAACATCAGATTTTGACGATTCAGGCGATATGCTAGATGAACTTAGAGATATTATGGACGGTAATACATGAGTTATTTAGTAATGTCTAAAGCTCAATTAATTCATGCTAATGAGGTAGCTAAGAAAAATAATTGGCCCAGGCGATTTGAAACTTTAGAATTAGAAAACGAAGTTGAAAAGTTTGAAGAAGAACAGGAATGGCCAATACTTTTTCATGTAAAGAAAAGACCAGAGTGTTGGAGAGTTTTAATCGAGCATGATAATGGCGAGTTGTATCAATTAGATGTAGAAGATAGTATATTTAACAAACTTGAATTAAGACTTGAAGAAGAAAGGAAACACTAATGGCTGTTATTGATGATGTAACAAAAGAAGTTATTGATGGCAATAAAGCTAAAGATTATAAAAGAGTAACAAAAAAAATGTTTAAAGAATGGCTTAATAATTGTCCTGTTAAACATGTAGATGTTACTTCTGAAGAGTTTGATTTCGATAAAAGAACAATAAGCTTTTACATTACAGAAAGAAAATAATTTTGTATAAGTTGTTTTTATAATCGTTAATCTGTATTTATCTATTTTTACAAATAGATTATAGATTGGAGGTGAGTATATGACTTAACTCAAGTCTGTATTTGATAAGTCGAGCAGATCATTTATGCTCTCTTTGTTAGTTAACAATCTGCTCGGCTTTAGAAAGGAGAAACATGGCTAAATGTAGAGAATGTTATGACGAAGGTTATATCTATGTAGCTCGATCAATTGAAAACTATGAAAAAGTTTTTAAGTTTGAAAGTTGCAAAGCATGTGGTATTTTAAAGACAGATCAAGATGCAAAAATAAAAGCTTCAAGTAGAAGATATTTTGTAGTATGGTGGCATGGTTATGTTACTAATGAGAATGGAAAGCCAACTACATCTGAAATAATGCAAGACGATATGACGATAGATAATGGTTGGAGCGAAGATGATATTGAAAAAATTAATTCTTTATTAGTGAGTGGTAGATATACAACCGGGGGTCCGATAGAAGAAGTTACTATTTACAGATGGAAATGATAATTTTAGATGATGGAGTTTTTAAATTAGTTTCAGTTACCCGGGAAATGCTTAAAGAAGTCAAGCTTTACGATTGGGAATCAATAGATTGTTTTGATCTTTGCGATATTATAAGAACTGTTTTTACAACATACTTAGATACGATTAATAAACATTTTATGAATGATGGTAGTGGTTATTTTTATGGTTGTATTTGTCGATAATCTTGTATTAAAATGTTAATTTTAAACTAAAATGACTTTCGTTTTTAAACACCCAAGTAAGTATAGAAAGGAAAAAATGACTAAATATGTTAAAATAAAAGACTGTGTTGTTGGTAAAAAATATCGTTTTGAAAAACACGAACACACTGTAACTAACCACGAGTACGATTATTCATATATGACAGGTACTTGTGTTACTAATAAAATATTTACAGATAAACCTAAAGTATTTCATCAATATGAACATCTTATAGAGATTAAATTAGATTTTCCTCGAAAAGAGTTAGAAGGAGAATATGATAACAAGCTTATGTTTTTCTTTCCACATGATGATAATTTATATAATGACGTTAAAGTTGTCGAATATGAGTAGTTTAGAATTATTATAAAGTACATATGAATATATTTTATTTATCCGATGATCCAGTTCAATGCGCAAAATGGCATTGCGATCAACATGTTACTAAAATGATTTTAGAATATGCTCAATTACTTTCTACTGCTCATAGAGTATTAGATGGAAAGCATGTAAAAGTTTTATCTAATTCTGGTAAAAGAATGGTGTCTAATTGGAAATTAGATGGAGATAGTGATAAGGTGTATTATAAAGTTGCTCATGTAAGTCATCCAAGTAATATATGGACTCGTGAATCCGGTCATCATTATATTTGGTTATGGAGACTATGGCATAACCT